TAGAGTGAATTGGAGGAAAAAAAAATGACATTTGACCAGTGGCAATATGTCCTAGCAGGATTCGCCTACACAGTGCTTTGTTTTTCCTTGGGCTTTGTCGTGGGTGTCAAATCATTAAGCAGAATGCTGGGGCTATAAGTACCTGTAAACACTTACCCCCATAGTTGGCATGGGGTTTGCTTAGTATAGGATATCCCGCAATTAAGCGGGGGTGAATGAGGCTAGACATGACTCTCCAAGAACGTAAAAGTGTTATTGAACGAATCGCATCCTTTCGCAAGGAGGTCGCTTGCGCTATGTGGGATCTCGGTGACGAGCTAAATGACTTTGCTGACGACGATGCCGAGCGCAAGCGTTTACACACTTTGATGCTCGCAGCGAATCGTCAGGCTGAGGGTCTGGACGCGCTTCTGTTTCAACTCGCCGAAAAACTTGCAAAGAAGGCTCCTGTATGAAAAAGAAAACCACAAAAAGAAAAGAAAACGACAATATCCACCGTAAATTCACTCTATCTATGAGTAAAAACGAAGCGGAAAAGCTTTGGCATACAGGATGCGTATCTTTTTTGACCACGCATTTAACTAGGTTTTTTACGATAGACGAGAGTGATATAGGGCCAATCGCAAAAAAAGAATCGAAAAAAGCTCATTTTATGTATTTTTGTAATTCTTTTTTGGAAGCTAAAATTCTTTGTACTTGGTTGGGTAAAGACTCTGTAATCCTTTGGGATGAGCATAAAAACGAATATTTAGTCCACTCGCCCAAAGCATGGAGGGGCCTTGAATGGTTTTCAAAACCCTGTCAGGAGCCTTCTGTTTAGCTCAAAAACCCCGCCCTATCGAGTAGATCTATCAAGTCCTCGTTATCTACATCAATCTCGGCATACGTCCCAGCATCGTCCGAATCACCCCAATACAATGTCAGGGTGATCCGGTGAGCGGTCGCCAGCATGTTGTCGATCCTCCTCGCCAAAAAGATTTTTTTTGACGGCTCGAATTTCTCGATATCTAGCTCCATGCCGATGGTCTGGCGAGTCCAAATGTTAAAGCCTAGGTCGATGTCAAACACTGCCTGGTCGTAAGTCGCCATTGCAACAAATCTCGCGGGATAACTCGATGTCCATGCTCGCATATCGAAACTCCTAGCAAGTGACGGGTAAACCGCTGGGCGAAAAATGAGGAGCTAGGGACTTGGAGTTAGGAAGGAAAAGGTATTCAGTGCCGGATTTTGAGCAAAAATATTGGACACTCCCTACAAACGGGACGTAGTAAGTATTCGTTATGCTTACATAGGCGAGCCACCCCGCGAAAAGCGCAATGGCTGTGACGACGACCAGGACATAGTTCATTTTTTTGCAAGGGTGTCGTTGGCGAGTTGTTTGGACTCTGCCCAACCGTGTAACATCACCACGGGTTTGGTGATAATTTTTAGAACTATGCAGCATGCGCCTAAAATAAAAAGTCCGAAAAGCTTGATGTCAGCAATCATGAGTAATCCCTTTTTTAGTCGTTTATTGATCCCACAAGTTTAACATCAATCTCGACGGTCTGACCCTCAAAATTTCGGTAAAGAGCCTCGGAAAAGTCGTCTCTCAATACCAGCCGCAGCACTTTGGGACTGCGATAAGTGTGAAAAACGATGATCCCGAAGCCTACGAGCTCGCCTTGGAGCCACTCGACGCGGTCGTAACGATCGAAAAGTCCCAGCCGAAAAAGTGCCGGTCCGAATCGCTTTAACCTGACGGTTTGCGGTTTTTGAAAAGGCAATTTTAGTTGGATAAGACTTTCGATCATCATAGCTTTTAGTAGCCGAAGACTACAGACCACTGTTCGCCTACGGCAGTACCCCCCATACGTTTTATTTTTGGATTCATAATCATTTTAAAGTGATTCTCACTTTTTAGCCAGTCCGCTACTACATCGAGATAAGTAGCATACCCGCACCCGATCACTTCCCCAGCGAAGCCTTTACCACCGCACCAAGCGACCCGCATAGCGGTCGTGCTTCCAGCCTGTCCAGTGTGACCGCAGTAAGGAGGGATCCTTTCGAGCCATGCCGCCTGAATGCTTCCAGCGCATGTCAGGTGGTCGTCGATCGCGAGCGGGGGGAGATCCGCAGCATGTCGGATAAAGTTAATGTGACTCGCAAGTGCATACGCCTCGCCTGTGGACACTGCCTCGATTGGATCCGCTGGAATTGGCGCTGGGGGAGGCATTTCCTGGGGTCCCTGAGCCAATGCGATCGTGCTGACCATAACCAAAAACACGCGAATTAAAACATCATACATATAAGCCTGTCCTCCGTCTCATAGATGTCGCGCAAATTGTTTTTGCGCAAAAAATTAACAATGTCCAAATTATCTAGGACATTATAACCGCAAATAAAGAGAATATCACCTTTATGTCGGGGGTTTTCCGCGATGATCATATAGTCCGCGACACTGACGGCTACGATTAACGAAAAGACAAGTATACACAGTAACCCTAGTAAATAACGTGCCATTGACTTTTGTAATTCCATGCTGTAATACACTCGTTTTGGAGGGTTGAATGAGATTAAGCGAGTTACTTCAAACGCTAAGAGAATCCGAGGACGCCTTAACAGGTGACTGGGACCTAGCTACATTGATCGGTGATATAAAGGACAAGATTGATGATACCAAATTCATTCACGACAAGCTAAAAAGCGAATTGGTTTGGTATGACAAGCAAATCGACGAGTTGAAAAAGAGAAGGACCGCGATTGCAAATAACAAAAAGCGCCTAGAAGAATACCTAAATTGGAACCTGACACAAACTGACATGACGGAGTGTCCTGGTAATCTCTGGCGTTTGAAATTGCAAAAGAATCCCGTGAAAATAGAGGCAAAACGCGAACCTGACGTAGATGATTACATGTCCTATGATAGCCTCGTCGAAAGGAAAGTCTCGTATTCGTGGAAGCTTACCAGAATAAAAGAGTTGATTGCGATTCAAAGACTCCCTGAGAGTCTCTCACAAGATCTAGTCCCCATCACAGACACCCACGTCCGTTTTTATGCAAAGCAAGAGGATTAAAACGTGAAAACCTCCGACAAAATCGACCAAATTGCGATGGCCTTATCAAAAGCGCAAGCCGCTATGGGTCCCGCTTTAAAAGATTCGGTAAACCCCCACTACAAATCAACCTACGCAAACCTGGCAAGCGCTTGGGCTGCAGCACAAGGTCCCATTACCGCTAACGGCCTGTCCTATGTCCAAACCTTTGAGCCTAGGGAGGATCGAGGGATCGCAATTGAGACCACTCTCATGCATATTTCTGGCCAGTTCATCCAGTCCACCCTCGTCCTTTACCCCACCGACTCCAAACCCCAGTCGGCAGGATCCGCAATTACCTATGGGCGTCGCTACGCTCTCATGGCGATCCTTGGCCTAGTCCCTGACGACGACGACGATGGTAATCAGGCTTCGGGGATCCCTCCTGCAGGGTCTAAGAAAAACCCTCCCGCTCCATTCCCCCCAGCGGCAGCGGCAGTCGAGTTGTTTGACAAAAGTAACCCTGATCACCTAGAAGTCTTTTACGAATCGCTCCGAAGAGTTTTCCCTGAAATACCAAAGACTCTTTACAAAAGCTTGACCGAGGCTTGTCACGGCCTTAAAGCAGATAACGAAGTCCTATTCGTGAAGGTCGAGAGTGTCCTGAAAAATTATAAATCTCCTCGGTAGATCTCAAAAAAAAGGGCGGGTATAATGGGGTCTTATACACTCATTATTTCAACCCTTTTTTGTGGGATAACTGCAAATGATAACCCCTCGTAAACCCAAAAAAGGTGCAAAACATGGTAAATCAGTACACAAAAGCAAATCCAAAACTTCGTCCCACCCTGAGCATGTCGGTCCGCGTGACCAAAAGCCAGCGCAGCTGGCTGAATGCCAAGTTGAAGGCGAGCCGAGGCACCAAAACCTTCAGCGAATTGATTCGCGATTTGATCGAGGACGCGAGAAAAAGATAGACAAAATGGAGCTCGCCCGAAATTTCTACTGGTGCGACGCTCACGACTTCCATAGAATGCAAGTGCCTATTCGAGACATACTAGCTTTCGTCAATTCTGATTACGGGGGTGACACCTTAGAGGATGTCACCCATTTTCTTTTGCGGATCAAAAGCGCCCAGAGACATGCCAGGGCCTACCTCAACTCACGCTTCTAGAGTCTGCCAAAAGGCAAGGACCCCGTTTTTATCGACAATCTCTTTTGCCTTTTTGATCAAAGGTAGCTTTTTCCATTGGTAATGCGGCCCGTCAGCATCCCCACCCCATGTCAGGTTGTAAGGTGCGAAGTAATGGCTGATCAATTGAGGACTAAAGTCCCACGACCAAATCCCCCTTTTTTTGAGCGCGATGTCCGCAGCAACACCGAATTGGTGCCAAGACTCCCATCCCTTTGCATGAGTGACGATCCTGCCGTTGGTCGAGCGCCCTTGGGCGTAGAGGGCGTCCTGACGCTCGGCAGTCCGGAATGTCTCAAAGATATGGACTTCGTGACCTGCGTCCCGACAAGCCATAATGCCCTTTTGCATTTCTGCTAAAAATGGTGGGTAAATCAAATTAGAAGAACGACAAACGGATGTCATTTGTTGCGAATTTCTCCAGTATGTATTTCTCAAGAGATTTAAGAGACGACATACTATCAGTATCGCCCATAATCGCCAGTGTTGCAAATTCAGTACAAATATAGTGATTTTTGTTTTGCCAGCGGTTTACCGGAGGTAGTCGAATACCCAGCTTTTTACCGAGTAAAAATAGGCCAAGATATATAAGCGCAAAATAGTCATAGGGTGCCCCTTCATATTTTTCGATCATTTTCCACAGTATAAACGACTCAGAAAACTCGTCATTAACGGGAATTTCATAGACTCTTTTTATGTCGTAATCTTTAAGAAAAGCCTTTTTTGTGGTGATATTTACGCCCTTACTCGTGGAGTGGAATATCAGGTTACGGTCTAAGAGCCGCCAGCTTGCGAGGGCGACATGGCTAACATCGGTGTCGTCTATGGAGGCTATCAGGTTGGCGGTCCAAGACTTCCCTCTGCAGAATAGGACTTCCATTACCAAAGCACTTTATGTAGGCCAAAATTCCCAGCCACAAAAGTCGGTGCGGTCGCATTCGTGCTGACATAGGAGGCTCGCAGGATCAGACCCGCGACCAATTTTGCAGGGTAGGCGATTTGATAAAAGGACCTAAAACTAGTGATTCCCATATACCACCTAGGGACAAAGGTATTTAAAACCGTCCCGCTGGGGTGAACCACTGACAGGACCATATAGTCCCCGTTTTGCGGATCATTCACGATCAATTCAATACTAGTCACGATCATGTCGTCAGCAAATGTCAGGTCTAGGTTGGTCGTAGCTAAAGGGGTGATTGCTCCGGTGATCCCATAGCCGTTGTAATTGACAATCGCAGAGTTTAACTCCTCGACTTTTGTTGGCTGGAAAAGTGTCCCTGTAGGCATTTAATCCTCGGTCCAAATAACGGTTGCTCGCGCAGAGTTACCAGCAAAAGTGACGGCAGACATGTTGACAGCAAAGAGTTGGCTTGTCCCGCGTAGTATAATGGGCTGCGCAATAGGATTTTCGATAAGATAGCTAAATGGTATAGATCCGATAGTTCCACCGCCTGAGACATACACACCGAAGGTAAACATATTTCCTATTAAAGTTCCAAGAGCCGAGGGGTTGGCCGTGTAGGACCTGACTACAGCTGTTCCCGCGGCATTGTTTGTGTCATGAGGCACGTTTGAGAGCAAAGTGGACGTGCCGCCCGTATTCAGAGAGGAACGCCTTAATCCGATGATTGTGGCGTTACTACCCGTCGTCGCGGTTAAGTAAAAGAGCACACGATAAATTCTGATGGTTTTTGTGGACGATCCACTGATGGTGAAAACATCAGTAGCCGAGGCAGGAATGACAAACACGTTGCTTGCGCTGTAGGTAGCTACAGTCCCAGACACGACCGCAGAGGCTACACGCAATCGATCAGAGTCGTTACCGATAACAGTCCCATCGGTCCCCCCGCTGATTTGCATCGTGCTGTCTAGATCCCCGCCTGAGTTACTCAACGCCCCCTCCAGGGTGTATGGCTTTTACCGTAAAACCCTCGTCTTTAGGCTCTTGGCTCTTGGCATAAACCTGGGCCATACTTTGAGCGAGCTCTTGAAGCCAGCGGACACCGTCAGCAAATGCCATGATTTGCACAAGACCCGCTTCGGGTAGTTTTGCTAACCGAAGCGCGTTTACAAAATTCGCAAGTGCGAGACAGTCTTCTTTAGTTACGTTTGGAAATTCTTTCACTTTATTAGCTCATTTCTAAAACGGCCACGTCTTTCCCAGCTGCGTCAGCAATCCCGTACACAGCGACCGAAGGGCCTACGTCAAAGTTTACAAATCCACCGTTACCTAATTTAATACCTCGGGTAGCTCCCGTGCTCGTCACCGTTGCGCTACCGACATAGAGTTGTCCACCGGACAACATTTGAACCATAAGAGACTTGCGGTTGGCTAAACTTGCAGCGGGAAGTTGTACTGCGGTCGTACCTACAGTGATAACTTGTTGCAGGATTGCAGTCTCAGACTTGTTAATGACGCGAATTTCGCCCATTGCGTTGGTTTGGAACCATGCTGCGTCCCCGTCAGCACTGACTTGGGATCCTGCAGTGTCAGCGCGAACGGCACCGATCATGGCAAGAATCTGGCCACTAGCCGCTGCGCTGTCCTCAGCTAGGGTAAAATCTTGGGTTGTAGGCAGGGAAGCCGCTGTCCACAATTTGCCGGTTGAGTCTACAGAAAGACCGCTGTAGTCACCGTCAGCACTAACGAGGGAAGTCCCCGCATCATTTCGAATGGCCAAAGCTAGACCACCGAAGTCTCCAGTCGTATGAGGGCTGTCCTCCAAATAGGTCGTCACGGGATAAACATCAAGCTTACCACTCTGGGAAGTTAACAGTGTTCCAACCGAATCGACTAAGTAACTGGCGATGTTGTCGCCCGTCGCAATCGAGCCAGTGTTTGCTGAGATTTGAGTCTTACCGCCAGCTACAATACCCATAAAAAAACCCCTTTTTTAAGAAATTTCCTCGACTGTTACAGTGACGGTCCCTGAGCCAGGAGCCGCTCGCGCATAAATTGGAATTGCATCTGTTATATCATAGTAGCGTTCGCCTTCGATGCCCATTTTTACGCCTACGTAACCAATCGTGCTGGGGTCATAATTTAGCTTTATTTCAACTGCCGAGGAATTTTGAATACCAATTGCATTTCTTTGGTCTAATGCGACTGCGGGAAGGGGGGTCCATGAAGCATCATCAATCGTGACGATTGAGACCCTCCCTCCAATGCTTAACCCTGACACCTTGAGGGTCCCAGTGATCACGTTGCCTTGGATGATGCATTCGGTCATGGGTTGTTTGCCCTACGTCTTTTGGCAAAAGACAAAATTTTAATTGTCCCTGTGTTACATCCCCGATGCTCAAGACGGACCCTTTGGTAGATCCAACCAACCGCGTCGTAGGTGTACATGAGACACCCGTTGACTTCCTTTATCTGCTTGACCGAAGTCTCTGGGAAAACGTTGCACCAATTCAGGTTGTCGAGAGATCCCTCGACCCAAACTCTGGCTGAATTTAATGTCAGGCTGTTGGCTCCAGACCAAATTGCCTGGACGCACACTATGTCGAAAGTCCGCACGTCGTGAGGCTCAGATTCATAGTCCGCTGCGAGAGACTCGCCGTCCGCAAGGCTGACGAGTTGGTAATTATCTACTACAAACGCCATTAACTACCTGAGATTTAGCCAGTTTATTAGGTAAATCAAACTAGCAAAAAAGCCAGAGTTAAGGAAGCAAATAATGGCTATGGGCTTCCAAGGGTAGACATTGGTGATCTCGATGGTCTGCGGAAAATCATCATAGGGCGCTACATGGACATGGTTGTCCACTGTAACGGAAGGCGCACTGACCTTGACCTCAACGGGTGTCGGATCTAGCGCGGGTAGGGTAGGAGCGAAGGTTGGCGAAAAAGTAGGGTTGAAGAATATATCTGCGGGTTTTGGTTGGTCCCCCGCAGACTTCAATTGAATTTCAGAAGGAAAGGTAATTTGTGGCGACATATTGGCCTGTCGCCCGACTGAGGAATAGGTCAGCTGTATCTCATCGCCCATATAATCCCAGCGTGTTGTGGCGTCCCACTCGAATAGTTAAACTTGGTATTCAAGTGGTAAGTCGTCGCAACAGCAATACTAACTCTTTTGATCGGAGTCAATACGTAGAGGGGTTGTCCTGCCATCCAAGGGGTGTACTGCGTAAAATCAAAGGGACCGATCCCCACACCTGTGGCACTATCAGATAATCCCACCCCGATAAAATCTGTCATCACGGCAGTATTTTCGGCAATAATCGCGTTGCCGAAAATTTCCCATACTCCGGGTTGTAGCAGTAGGCTCGTAGCGCTCCCCCACGCTCCTGAGGCTCCGACACCCACAGCTGTGAGTGCAGCGGTATTGGCTGACGAGAGCTCACCAACCTGACCAACACCTGCGTTGGATCCATCGGTGATCGGTGTCAATTGAGTCAGGGTCGGTGGGATCCCGCCTCCTTCAACGGGGACGACGATATAGGTCATTTTAGGCTCCGGTGATCACGTTGTTTTTAGTGAATGCCAAAACCGTGATGTTGCCGGTCCCTGACGTGTAGTCCCAGAAAACTCGGAAGTAGCGGACGCCCGTGGGGTTTAGATCCCAAATATGCCCAGTGGACGCGGTCACGGCCTGGGACGCGCTCGGGTAGTTGAAGAAGGACACCCCGTCTACGGATCCTTGCAGGTAGAGGGTCCCCACAAGGTTACCAGCGCCTCCGGAAAACGCGACGTAGAAGGACGCAGTTGTCAGGTCTACTAGGTCTAAAGGCTGGCTAGTGACATCGAGAGCCGCATCGGTTGTTGAGACAATGGTAAAACTTCGTGCCATAAATTAGGGCTCCTCGCTGAGTGCTTTTCTGTATTCGGGGTCATTATTCCATAATAGGTGATGATATAACAGTACGCCTTTTGCTCCATAAGGTGCATATTTTTCAAAAATTTTCATGTACTTTTGAAATTGTGGTGAAGGGTTGTTCAATTTGTTTTCCAAGGCTTTTAAAGCTTGCCTTGCTGGGATCGCTTGGTCGAGTGCGATAGATTTATCTATGATCCCTCGCGCTATTTTTCCACCCCGCTTGCTCATAGCCATTCCAGCCATGGTACCGGCTCCAGTACCCACGATCGCTCCAGGAGCTCCACCTATTGCAGTGCCCAAAGTACCACCAAAACCAGCTATAGCTGGCACGATATAACCAGTAGAGGGTCTCTCCTGATCGAATCTTTTGAGTACTCCCTGGTCTCTTATCTGTGTCTCATAGGGCAAGCTACCCTTAGGTCTTGGGACCATTTCGCCAAGTCTTGTCAATTGGTCTGCATATTCAGACCGGGAGGTTAATCCAGTAGGCGAATGCGATAAATTGTTGATTACTGTGTCCGCGCCAGTGTCCGTCAGACCTTTTATGTCTTTAGTTCTTAACTTGCTTTCGCTTAGATCATGCTCCGCCCAATTTAGGGCGTCAGATTCCTTCCTTAAATAACTTTCATCGCCTTCCGATTTTATTTTATTAGCAAAATCCCTTAACTCAAGTTTTTTATCGACCAGTTCTCCGATCTCAGGACTCTCGGACGCAGTCGCATAATTTCGCAATTTACGCTCAACGTCCTCCCCTATAACTGGAGTCCCTTGATGCAATGCTTTTAGTGTACTCGCCCCCTTTTGCGGGGTTGAAAACATCTCAGCAACCTCCTCCGATGCCTTCGCATAGGGAGCCATAATGTCCATGATTTGACGGTATTCTGATTTTGGAGACCCTGGTAAATTTTCCTCGCCTTGTTTTTTTAAAAAATCACTGACTCTCTCAGAGATATTTTTGGAGTGTTTACTTAATTGCGTGTCATATACCCCTGGGCTTAACTGAAAATTCCCTAATTCACTTCGCACTGATTGCATCCAATCTCTTAACATTGGACCATTCATGAGTGGACCTTTTTCGTCCAAACGGATCAGTAAATCCTGTAAATTGGCCCTTCTTTGAGCCTCAGGAGCGGTATTGACCTTTATCGAGTCAATTTCATCCTGCACTAACTGTTTGACGTGACTAGTTCTGACTTTGATTTTAAGCTTGCCTAATGCCTCGTCAGCTGCGTTGCTTAAATAACCCTGCATAGCCTTATCTTCATCGACGAGTTTTTGAAATGCTTCTACTTCGTCAAGAGAAGGATTCATGCCTTCATTTATTTTGTCAGTTAATGTTTTTTTGGCTTGGGCTAGTGCGTCCTTCGTCTCTCTAACTCTAATCTCTGCTTTTTTAACTTGATTATGGACGACATCAGCATCATTCAAAATATCTTGTTTGATCGGATCGAAGCCAGTAAATTCCCCTCCCTTTAATCGACCCTGGTTTTCAACATAATAGTTAAAATCGTCTGGTTTTACTTGGCCAAGAAATTGCGCTCCGGCTCTGACCGCAGCTTTAGGTGCTCTTCTGGCTCCCGATGCTGTAGATGATAGAGCCTTCTGTAGATAATGGCCTGTTTTACCGAAAGGAATCAGGTTAACTGGGTCTGCAGCGGTCCCTACCAGTGCACCTGTAATGTCAGCTAGACTAGACTTGCCTTCCTTAAATCGAGCATTGGGATTGCCAAAATTTTCCAAATCAGGTACGGAGAGCGGTTTTTCCGACACCCCGTAATTTCCCATCAGCTTACCCCACGTCGGTGCTGTGGTCGGGTCTTTTCCAAACTGTCCTGCTACAGCGCCAGCGATCTCTGGGACATTTTCAAAAGCGAATGCTTTAGGAGGCACCCAATTAGCACCTTGGTTTTGCTCCTCCACACTGAGCTCCTGCGCCTTTTTGACCCCTGCACGAAGGGGAGCGCCTACATAGGAGTCAGCAAACTCCGATATGGCTCCAATGGGAGCTACTAGGCTTCCCCACGCTCTTTTTGGTGCTTCATTAGCAAAACTTTCTATAGGACCTTGCTCCTTGCGCATTATTTCTAGTTCTTCGCGCTTGCTCAAAGGTCCTTGCTGTTTTCGCAAAAGTTCTAGTTCTTCGCGTGGAGTCATTTTGGTTTTGCTCCCTGTTTGGACTTACGCAAATTATATTCTTTTAATTCTTCTGGGGTGAGATCCGAGCCTCCCGCTGGCTGGGTACTACCTTGCGCTGGTCCAGGACCCATGGGAAGCTTTACATCGCTATCTAAGTCCTCCATGGTCAGTAGCGGCCAACCCTTTTCCGCTCGCACCCTATTAGCTGCGTTAAGAACTAGTTCCTTAGTTTTTTCCATAGCCATTTTAAAGGGCTCTGGGTCCATAGCTACAGTCGGCATAGAAGCAGCAATATTTTTTCGCTCGGAGTCCGATGCAGCTGATCCCGACAGTTCTTTAACGCGCTCTTGTAGAGCTACCTTAGTATCAAAAAGCAATCTGCTAAATTCTGGCGATACGGTTTTACCAGCCGACGCCCATTTCTCATACAACCGGCCTTTTACAGGACCAGCATAACCGTCTTTGTATGCCTTATCAAAATCGGCTTGCATGCGCTTAAATAGTCCAGCGTTTTGCTGTAGACCTATGGTTGCCGCTGTTGCTTGCCCATCGCCTTTAGACATCACGGTAGGCTTCGGAGCCGCTGTAGGTCTTACAGTAGGGACGGGACCTTGTATCCCACTTGATCGCACTCCCCCGTCAGGATCCTGATATAGATATTCGTTTGCCGTGTTGCGTTGGGGTAGCAATTTGCCGATTTGCGATTTAGGCTGATTTTTAGTCAGGTATGCCAGGATTCTAGGATCCAAATTTCTCTCTTTTTCAATCTGCATAGCCGACTCTTTGAGTGGCTGTAGCATGCGCTGGCTTGCTTCGATATACGGAGATGCATCCGGAGTTTTCCCATGGACGGTACCCAGCTGGGCCATTCCCCCAGCGAACCCACCCAGGGTCGCAGAGTCGATAGCGGCCTTTGAATATTCGTCGTAAGGATCATCGGCACCCCTCTCGTTTTGCATTTGAGAGAGGAGTTTTCTGCGGACCATATCGTCCATTTTGTAATTATTCATCATAGATGGATCTCCTTTTTTTGCGATCAGGGTCAGACATCCAGCTACCTTTTTTGTCAAAATAAGCGCGATCATCTGCAGAGGTTTGCTGATCTCCCCACTGATTCCTTCTTTGCTGTCCTTCATACATACTGCTAGCGGCATTGGTTACGCCTTGAACCTGGGTCGCCCTGTCTACATCAGCTTGCCTTGCCGCATCCCGACCCATGCCAAGCGCACCTGACATCCCACCTGCCCAGCGATATTGATCGTCAAATTGCTGTCCAGCGATCCTATTCCGGTCGGCTCTTTGCTTCGCGGCCCAGTTGGCTTTGCGCTCAGCTATATCGTTCTGGAAGCCTCGCTCGCTTCGCTCCATTCCGTAGCGCTCGCGAGCAATATCGTCCGATCTATTACGCTCCCCTCTCGCCCACTCAGCGCCGTATTTTGTCAGGCTGTCGCTTCGATCGAGATTTGATTCTTGTGCGCGGTTACGATTCATCACGTTTCGGTTGGATACATCTTGCTCGTTTGCCAGGTTGGTCCGCTGCGCCTCATTCATCGACAGAGCGCGACGGTTTTCATAATCCTGACGGGTCGAAGCCATTCTTCTATTAAAATCATTTATGATTGAAGCGTTTTTATCCGCTAGATTCATCTCTTGACCATAAATCTGCCCACCGAGATTTGCTCCCGAGGCTAAGGCTTCAAGCCTCCTCCTCTGCGCATCGCTCGCAGCTTGCATTTGCGCTAAAGCTTGCTGATTACCAGCGGCCTGTCCAGCTTGCATCTCCCCAGCAAATTGCATTCCTGCGCCCAGCTGTCCCCGCCTTGCAAAACTCTGCTCCAAAGCTTGCTGTCTACCTCGGGTGTCCATACCTGCTTGCTGACGAGCATTAAAAGCAGCTTGCGCAGATATTGCATCATCTCCCGTCTCCCCCATGGCCATGTAGCGTTCAAGGGCTTTGCGCTGTGCATCGCGGCCTTGCATCGCTTGTTGACTCTGCTTTACCAGTTCGGGTGATTGCTCGGCAATGTAGGGCGCTAGCTCTGGGGTATACTTCCCGACGATTTTTAGGTCCTCGGGAGTCAGCCGCGACGTGTCGAATTTTGGAGCCTGGGCTGGGTCCGAAAACCTGGGCTGGGCAAGGACTTGCTCATGATATTCGGGAGGGGCGTCGATTGAGACATCATAGTCGGGCGGTTTGATTTTTTCAAAAAGACTCCGGATCTCTTTGAGCCGTTGCCTGTCAGCGCCTCTCGCCTTTTCCGCGTTGTAAGCGTTGACGACGGCTCCTACCGACATCGCTCCGACTATGCCGATTGTTAATGGGTCCATTTATAATGCCGTCCTTCCGTATTTGCCGAATGGTCCTGCTAAGGGATCATTCGGATCGTCTATTGGTGTAACTCCAGGAGGGAATAGCTCAGGGTAGAATGGGATCGTCTCGGGATTGGTGTCGATTTTAATCTGGCCAATTTGCCCTGGGTTTGGCCGTTGTACAGGAGTCCCTGGCATTCCTGGCATTCCCCTAATTGCTTGGCGCAGCGCTTCACGGTAACCAGCATCGTCCCAAGTATACCGTTGAGCTCCGGCCTTACCTCCGGCTCGATATCTTGTCGGGTCCATAAGTTCTTCGGCGATTTGATTCATCTCGATCGCCTCGGCCTCTGTGAGAAATTCCTCGGGGTTGCCATAACCAGGACCTAGGTCTTTGAAGAATTGGTTGATATCGACCATGTTGGGGTCTATGTCTCCGAATCCAAATTCACGACCTACTTGTCCAGCGGAGGCATTTGCAAAAGTCCTTGGATCCGGTAGAGGAGCGTTGAATTTACCCATAGCCTCCACAATACGATCGACGATCTCCTTTTTTCTCCCCTGCGCTTTGGTGTCCGCAGCTTCGTTTATTCCTGATGCTTTTCCAAAGAGCGCTTTAATGTAGTCCTCTGTTTTAAAGCTTGCTGGACCAGCCGGTTTAGAACCAGCGACTTTTGCCGCTCCACCTTGACCTAAAAGGCCCATGATAGCGTTGAATCGGGTCGCTTCCTTCTCGTCGAAGAAATTATCGGCAGTTATCCCTGCCGTACTCGATACGTTTAAAAAGCTAGCAGGATCGATCCCGAATGCGGCCATGGCTTCAGGGGTTAGGTATTTCGCAAGGTCTGGCCTCTCAATTTTTACCTCATTAATCCGCTTAGAGATCTCCGGATTTTTGAGGGATTCATCGACAAAAGCCGCTCTTCTTGCGGGATCCTCGCTCATGGCTTTTACGTCGCCCTGAAAACCTTCTAGCTCCTTAGTTTGAGCACCCTCGATAATAGCTTTTTGATCATTAAGAAACTTCTTGATCGCAGTTTGAGCCGTGGTCAGATTTTCTTTACCGGCCTTTGCGACTTGCGCCTGGACCCCAGTGTCCTGGTCGGCATAACCTGTTGCTTTTTTAGTCAGGTCTTGTTGGCGACCCTCTAAATTCCTCAGGGTCTCGTAAAATTGGGGATCGGACCGAAGTACACCCGTGTCGAAAACAGCCTGACCAGCTGAGTAGCTCGGACCATACTGGCTTCGCAGGTAACCGGATATTCCTGGGGTCGATTTAAAATTCTCGATGTCCTCGATATTGTAGTCAGTCTGAGGAGCCCACGCTTTAACAGGCTTGGGAGCCGCTTGCGAGATTGTGGTCGCCACTTTGCTTCGCTTGTCAGCATCACCCCCAATGGCCGCTTCGACATCGGCATCAGGGATATCGTAAGTCTGGTCGGCCTTGCCCGTCTCAACATACTTATTAGCCTCCTCTTGCAGCTTCGTGTCTGCAGCTGTCAGGTTGGCTGATGTCTGCGACATGGCCGGCATGACACCCTGGGCTTTAGGCTGTTTTTGCGCAGCTTCATAGGCTCTCTGGGCACCTGCGTTTTGTTGCTGGGGAGTCGCGAAGCTTTTGGGAGATCCCCCGGATCCGGAGCTAATATCACCCTCGATGCTCGACTTCACCTCGCCTTGCGTCCCTTGGGTCGATTGCACCTGGCTGTCGCCTTGCTGGGCGTTCGGATCTCCCCCAAAGATATTGGCCTTTGGGTTGTTCATTTGATTCATGATTTTTTCAAAAGCGTAGGCCATTATCTGACTCCTTCTAAGAGATCATCAGCTGGCTGGGCTGTCGGTAGTGCTGGCATGTCCTCGACCTGAGACCCGTCCATTTCACCACCTTCGGGAGGCATGGGGGGAGGAGGAGCTCCAAGTCCACCTTCAGGCATTTTGCCAGTCCTGATCATGGCCGTAAGCGTAGGATCCTGGTCCATAGCCAGCCTGTAATGCTCCTGAATATGCTCGAGGAAAATCTGGTTATACTGTCCATGTAAGCGGATTCTTGGATCATTTAGAGCGCCAGCATGTTTTTTCATATGTTTTGGGTGATCGTCAGTGATCAAACTCGGCACCTGATTGCCCTTGGACATCTCCTCGTTTTCTGCCTCAATCAAGTCGTCCTCGGACAACTCGTCCTTTGTCAGGTTGTTTAAGGGCTGACCCTCGAGTATAGAGACATAATCCCCCCACAAATCCCTAGGCATTTGTAAGAGTTTTTCAGATATCTCAAGGCGACCCGCAATTGTTTGCATAAGCGGGTTTTGCATGCCGATCCGGATCCCAGCAATCGACTTGAGATCCGCGCCCGTGTAGGACTTTGCTGTCAGCTGGTTGTTAGTCCCCGACATCATCACCTTACGCTCAATACCACTGCCAAAAGTAACAAGACAGTTAAGAGCATGTTTAACTGATCGGGATATACAATCATTCATCGCTTCTTGAAGGGATGTCGTAAACTCAATTGCATTTGCTGAGAGTGTCGCAATCGCAACACCTGACGAGGCTCCGGAAGGAGGAGCGCCTCGTAATGCACCATTCAAGTTTATCATTTTCATCATCTGATTTTCCATAAAATCAGCGAATTTATAGTTATCCGGCGATGATGACATCAGATTTAGGACTTCGGGTTTACCACCACCTGGAATATTTTGTGGAGTGTAAAAAGTAAACCGCATCCCCCCTATTTCCTGCACGTTAACATTTGCGGAGCGAGGGACCGCGATGTTTTGGACGGCAAATGCTGACAGGTTGGTCGCCTGGGCTGAGATCGAGTTGTCGAACATCTCCTGACATGCCATGAGGTTTGAATACTGGGGATATCCGAGAGTCGCGCCCATGACTTGCTCGGGGATCATTGGCTCTACGGGGATAGTTCCATATGCGTTATGACCATCGTAATAGATGCACTTCGGCCCAGAATACATGATCATGCGACCCTTTGGGATCGCAGCGCATGGTCTGACGTAGAGCTCCCAACAGTAAATCATGTCGTCATTTTGAGTTACCCGCTCAAACCATGACCTGACACCTGAGACGGTAGCCATGGCAGGAATTGCAAGGATCTCGTCGGTCAATTCAGGATGCTGGGCGATCAAATCCCACCGGCTTTTCACGGTCCGGACTTCTACCCATGGGACATCGTCCCACACGGGGATAGTGCTGTCGTAATAGACATCGAAGGGAGTATGGACTGTCATGTCCACTTGCCCTTCGTAAATCACAGCACCGTCCTCGTCTAGGATCGGCTCATTATCGCCCTTATCTGTCCGCAGTCGGGTATACATAAAGGCTATACCCGCGACGATCGCGCATTCTGTCAGCTGTTTTTTCTTATGGTCTAATCTCTGGGTCTCGACAATCTGCGCAGCGACCGCGTTGCCGAGTTTAATGGTGTCCATGATCTCGTTATTCATGACTTCCGCGAGGGCTTTAAGACTCAGGGGATTTTTAGTCACAAGTGTGACCATTTGCCTGGTCATAGTCCGGGCTTGAGGGGTATACATCCGGACGAGTTCGCCTTGGAGTCCCTCAAATATCAAAGACGTGTCCCAGGATCCGGGATGCAATATAGGGGAGTAGTAGGCCAGGATATTGCGGACCCACGCGGTCCTAAAGGGTGATGTTGAGTAGATCCCCCACTCGTTATGAATCTTCGCGAGTTGATCACAGATTTTATCGCCTTCGCCTAATAGCCAAAATTCATTTTTCATTATCTAGACACCCTTTCGGCGTATGCTCTAATGGCCCATGACTGTGCTTGGAGGTTAAGAGACTCACCGGCCTCGACATGCTCGATCACAGTCTGCATATAAGTGCTGCGTTGTTGTTGTAGTGGGATATAGATCCGGCATATGGGGGATGGTCCGGTCCCAATGGGCAGGTCGATCCCGTAAGACTGGCTAAAATAATCAAAGGCCCAGGGGAAGTATCCCCAACCTGCATTCTGCCAAAGACCCTTCCACTCGATCTCGGTGCTTCCTAAAACCGTGTCCCCGATAAAGTAAAGAATCAGCCGCGACGCTTGGTCTGAGCGAAAATGCAGCTGGGTTTGTGCATATTGCTTCGATCTCCCTACGAGTCCGGCATGGAAGGGAGCCGTCCTGATCATGGACCGGATCCGACCATACAGAATGGGCTGGTTACCTGCCTCAAGAGTGGTCTGGTTTAGGAGAGCGCACAAATAGGTATTGGGAGCCGTTAAAATGGGAGTTGTTGTAATGCGGTTAATCGTGTTGTTTAAAACTAAAATGTCCCCTGGCTCGGGGGATGCTGTCGTGATCGAGATAATCACAGACTTGAGATCAGACCCCACTGACAGGACTGTCGTCGGGTAGTTTTGGTCCGCAAAATCAAGCCTAGTCTGCTTGTTGCGCTCTTTCAGGATGTCGTTAAAGAGATTATCCACAAGATAAAGGGTGTCAGAAGGTCCGACTGTCCCAGCAACAAAGAGTTTGTCCCACGTGGTCCACTCGTCGGTCTGCAAATTGTAGACATGGCATATCGATAGTGCCTGGTCATTCGGCCTAGTGCAGGTCAAAAGGTAAAGGCGCTCTGACTCGTAGGCGAGTCCATGAGCAAGGCTCTCGGCTCGGCCTAAGATGGGTCTTATGTCCTCCTCAATTTTCCGACTGATGATATTGACTGCGGTCTCGCTGATCAGGACGACCCCGACGTTGCTCAACATCGCGACTTGGTTGTTCACGACTGCGACCGAGTCAGGGGCGACACACAAAACTGTCGAATCTAGGATGGTCACGACAAAGTTATTAGGGTCGTCACCGGAAAGCCTAAAAACCCCGTCTCTTTTGATGATAATGAGGGAGTCTCTGAGTGCCGCAATTCTTTGGATCGGCTCGTTTTCACTCCCCACGGGCAAAAATTGGATGGTCGGGACCGCTTCAGGCTCCGACACCTTTGAGACATAGAGGTTATGCCGGTCTGTGGTCGAATTGCTGACCACGTCCCCGTAGGTCACGGCTAAAACGGGCTCAAATCCCGCCCCCGCTCCGGCACTAGACGACCTGACTGCTATGGAGCTAGGAAAATTTCTTGCGAAAATACCAAACTGGCCTGGGACTTCTGTAAAGTCTGATAGGTAACGACCGTAACAGAGTCCACCATTGCGCCTTGAGATCGCTTTGACGAGTCCTTGCGCGGTCTCTGCTAGCTGGACGGCTACGGACGAACTCGTTTTGTTGAGTTTAAAGATGGGATTGGTCCCGTTACTGACCCCCTCAAACCAAAGGGCTGTAGGAGTGCCGGATCCGGTCAAGGTTACGTTGAAGTTTGCTCCCGCGACTCCAGAAACCACCCCACTCTGATTAGCGTAAGAGCCGCCTGTGAAGTTTGAGACGTAGATCACGTCCCCGTTGGAAAAACCATGTCCCGTGTAGGTGATTGTCAGGACTCCCGCTCCCGCGATCACGTTGCTGTAAGCGAGGGTGTTGGCGACTCCCTCTCTCGCGACATAAGTCTCTTCAAAGGTCGCACCATCGATGATCCTGATGATGAATTGATCACCCGCAGTGATCACGGTCGCGTCAACCACGCTCAAATCTAGGAAGGCCCTGGTTGTCACGTCTGCATAAAATGCATAGTTTTTGAATAAAGCTAGATCGTTCGCCTTTGGGGGTCTGGCGTTGGCTTGAAATTCCCCTTCTTGGGTGTTTTCGTTTGTGTAGAGTTCGGCACCTAGCAAAAGACTCGGCATGGTGTCTTGGTAAAAAAGAATATTCGACGAGATCTCAGCTGCAGTCAGGGTCCTTTGAGTCGCCAGCCTATAGTCACCGAAAACCGCTCCCGAGATGTCATAGAGTCCGCTGCGGTATATCTGCACAAACCAGCCTTGGGTTGTCGATGCACACTCCTCGGGGACTGAGACTTCAAGAAGGGTCGCCTCGGCCCTACCATACTTGATCGTCCCCGACGTGGGATCGCCCGACGTGACTGTGTAGGTAAATGCCGTGGGAGTCGTGACTGTGATCACAAAGGTCCCGTTGGCGTTCGCATCAACCGCGTCACTCATGACTAGATATTGGCCCGTCAGGAGTCCATGGTTGAGAGACGTGGTCACCGTCACAGTCCAGGGACCGGCACCCGCTGACGTATAGCTTGCCGATATTTTTGGGTTGGACAGGGTCGCGACATCGCCAGGAGCGCCAAGGATTAGGTTGTCGTTTGCATCTTTTCGTCCAAAGACCACGCGATATCCCACGACCTTATCAGCTTCAAACCAGCTGGCAGGGACTCCGGGGATAAACTGCGCTGAGGAATCTTGTCCCGAGGGACTCCCTACGGACTGGACCAAACTGTTATAAGCAGTGAGTTTTAAGACTCCGTTGTCTGTCGTGACATAAATGTTTTCACTAGCGGCCATGACTCGGGGGATCCGCGTCCCAGTGATCGACCAGGACACCCCAGTCTCAGCTGTCAGGTTGGTCTCGGCTCCGGTCTCATTGGGCGACACCCCAGTGTCGGTATAATAACTGGCCTTCGTGTCGTACAAACTGACAAGCCGGTCCTCGTATTTGACCAGGGCTTTAAGGGTCCCCGTAACAGGGACAAAGTAGTCATAAAAGCCGCGTCTTTTGGAGATAATAAAGTCACGACCCACTGTAACATTTTCAGCGACTTCGAGCGCACCATCGGGCACCTCAAAACTGTTACGTTGAGCATACCGTCCCCTAAATTGTCTAATCTCAGGATAGCTGTAGCTCATGGGGGTCCTAACCAACGTCTTTGGCTAAATTTGTTTCCGCGCACAAGAGACCTGCGGTTGATCACGATCACAGGCTCCCCGTCGATCCTTGGGGACATTAGTGATTTGAAGTCCTTTTCCTCGGCAGGAATATCGACTTTCATTATTTGATTAGCAGCGTCATAATCTCCAATCGCTTGAAGGATACGGTAGCAAATATGAGAGCGAAGTAGACCAATGCACTCGTTAGGAAGGCTATTGCAAACAGGGCTATAACCTTGCGGACATACATAATCACCTACGCTCAAGTTTGAGGGGACTTGTCCAGCTGTAAAACTGACGGTATTTCCTGCGACACTCAGCGCTGTTCGGTCAAATTCCAAAACCGAGGAGCCTGACTTCTTTTTCACAAAGTCTACTTCAGTGCCGTTCGTTAAAAACGAAGGTATGGACGCTAGGGTAACTTGGTCAAATCCCGCAACATCATACACAACACCCGTGACTACGCCAGCATCACCCTCGACCATAAGTTTGCTTGGAGGGAGCCTCCAAAAAACTCTTAATTCCATTCCGGTCGTGTTGTCAGGGACTTTGGGGACTAGGCAAATCTGATCTCCACGAAAATAAAAACCGACGATGCTAGTTGATATAATAAAACTGTTTATGTCCTCTAGTGCAATCAGCGGGAGACTACGGTTATTCTGCAGCGAATCAAAAAGCACTAGATCCCGTACTCCACGTGCAGCGGCCCGGTAGGGGATATCGTAGAGGGTTTGTCCACCCACGATTGGGATCGAATCCTGACGCACGAAAAAGTCGGTGTCGAAACTCTCGATCAGCGAAACAATCCGACTCGATATAATCTCGTCGGCAATCTGCAGCATGTCGGAATCAGTTAAAAGCGGTTGGCTAGCTGGCACACTGACCGCTCGCTTCACGACGCTCAATAGATCCGTGCTCGATATCATTTGTCACCGAATTTGTACGATGGTTTTTTAGTCTCAACGGCCATAACGACACCCTTGGTCCTGCCAGCTTTTGCTGGGGATTTACGGGTCTGCTTCATAAATTTAGACATGGTCTGCTTAAGGTCCTCACCTTCAGGCTCCATGGCATTCTCCTCCTCCTCGGTGATCCCGCCAGCATGCTCCTCTGCCTCCTCCTCGGGGGTCTCAGAGGCTTCATGTAGCGCTTGGGTAGGATCGACTGATTCGTCACCATCACCCTTGGCTTCCATTTCAAACATCGCTTGAATCAAGGCTTTTAGAGCCTCCATTTTCTTGTCTTTGACCATCGGATTTACATGCATTTATTTTATCTCCGGTTTTACAGTATTTTTGTCATAACAAATGTATTTCTAGTTGCTGTGTCTGCTGTCTTTGACGGGTCCGACATTAATCTTATAACGTCGGATGCTGCTAAAACTAAGGTGACGCTTAACATCCCACCCTCGTTTGCAGTAGTTCCTACTTGAATCAGGACGGGCCTCTTAGCGGGTGTTAAAGATGCCGGACCAGTCGCCAAATCTCCTGCCGAAGGATTAAGCGCAATCGCAACCGATACAGCTGTTGCAAATCTCATCGCCCAATTCATAGTGTAGACACCAGCGGAGTTGACAGTAAATGTGTCCCCGTTTACTGCGTCCTGAGTCCAAGTAATCCCAGTCCCGGAGTTTGCTATGTTGTTATTGAAGCGCCTAACCGCTGTATTAAAAGACCCAAAACCCGCGTCCTCTTGCACCCATATTTGAGAAAACCCAGCTGTTGCTCGAATACCCGACGAAAATGTTGGCGCTCCGGTCCCAGCTGCATTTGTGATTGTATCTGCTTGTACTGTTGAAGCCATTTTGAAATCCTTTATATTGCTCGGACTGTGCCGTTAGTTACTATTAAATCACCGTTTACTATAACATTATTTAAAACTGCTAAATAAGCACTTGCATTGTTGAGGGTCCAGGTCTGCCCTACGTTAATCGTCGGGTTGACCAGCATCACACCAATGGCTGTGGATATCGTCAGGTTTGTTGCAATCGCGATTGGATTTGCAACGCCTTGATTGAATGTTTTGAGAGTCGTGACTGTGTCGACCCATGAAGGTGACGCAGCACCAAGAGCCATAAGGAGTTGGCCTGTAGCTCCCGAATCTAGCTTTGTAGCTGCTCCTGCTACACCGCCTACTATCAAATCGCCTTGACTGTCCATTGGGTTAGCAAGGGGAGCCGTCCAGCTTAGACCTGAAGTCTGAGCCGAGTCCGCTGTCAATACCGTGCCGTTCGCACCTACAGCGACCCGAACATCATTTGTCCCATCATTCGAAACTAAATCGCCCTTTGTCGTGAGAGGAGATAGGGCGTTAAAAGCCAATGTCGCGGTAGTCTGGCCGGTCCCTCCACTCCCGATCGGTAGTGTCCCGGTGACTCCGGTGGTCAAGGGTAAACCCGTTGCGCTCGTCAGGACTAGGGCTGTAGGCGTCCCCAGTGCTGGGGTTACAAGTGTCGGGCTGGTCGCAAATACTAATGCTCCTGTCCCGGTCTCGTCGGTAACTGCAGAGGCTAAATTTGCGCTGGAAGGGGTCCCAAGCCATGTTGCTACACCTGCGCCTAGGGACGTGATCCCCGTCCCACCGTTGGCCACGGGAAGGGTCCCAGTGACTTCTGTCGTCAGGTCTACGTTGCTGGCGCTCAGGGCTGTGCCGTTACTCTTGACGACACCTGCAGCTGGGACGACTGCGACGGTCCCAGAACTAGGGAAGGTCGCGGTCCCGTTAACTCCCGTCCCGCCTTTAGTCGTCGGCAGGATCCCCACAAAGTCTGCGGGAGTGACTTGGCCGGGAGCAAGGAAGGGACCGAAGGCGTCCCAGTTTGTGCCTGAAAAAACTAAGACCACTCCAGTGTAATTATTCGCAAGAACTAGAGTAGCCGCTCCTCGAATAGTCTCAGCACCGTTGGGAGTGATCGTGATGTTATTTGTTGCCGCATCGCCTTTTCCATCGACGATGATAAAGACTTGCTTTGCGGCACCTGCAGGGAGTGTGACTGCTACGGCTCCGGCTACTGTCAGGTTGGACACCACTACGCAGTCCGTGGTCGCGCTGACAGCTATGGGCGTCGTGACCGCGACTCTGGCCGCAAACTTCTGGAAGCTAGTCCCTTGGGCGCTATCAGCGAGTGCTTGAAGGAAGCTAGATAGCTGGGTCCAGTTGAGCTCGTTATTGAGGGGGATATTGTAACTAGTAACGACGGGGTTAGTTCCACCGCTCGGCCACTGTTTTGAAATTGGCATTCAAATCTCCTGAAAAAAAGAGCCGAACCTCCCCTGTAGCGGAATCTACAAGGGAGGCTCGGCATAGGGCCTTAGGCTTTACCCCCCACACGTCGATTAGCTTGCCGCTTCGTCGTTAATGTTGTAGAAGTAAATTTGTTTAGCTGGCTCATGGTTGAAAAGATATTGGTCGGAGTACGAACGTATACAGTACCCGGCTTGGTTCTGAAGGGCGAAAATTATGTCTTGATTCATGCCTGGGACCTGGAAGGAAACTTCTGCGGATCCGGAGCGTGACCAAGAGCTCGATTGCAGTGCCATGGCTCGGCCTTCTTTCATCATCCGGTGAGGACGGAAGGTCGCTTTTCCTGCTTGGGTGTAGAACGTGACAGACTCAAAACCTTGAGTCGCTTCGCCAGTTTTATAGGAGCTATCGTAAACTCGCAAACCAGCTTCAGTGGAAGCGATGGTCGCCCAGCTGCGTGGGTTGAGCCATACATCAAGGTCACCTTCGAGGTTACCTTTGTTAACTGCGTCAGCCACAGCTTCTTGGAAGCGAGGCAAGGTAATTTTTTGGTTACCGCAGTCATACTGGTTTGCAGACCAGAGAGAGTAGGTCGTGTTGTCGATCCCAAAGAGTGACCCGTTCCTGGTCAGGATATACTCAGCACCGAAGTAATCCTTGCCAGCGCCTTGCTGTCCTTCGAAGCAAATCCGCGATGAGCCTACGGAAGCCGCAGCAATAGGAGTGAAGTCTACTTTCAGAATGCCGTACTTAGAATCCACGGCTACCAATTTACCGGCAGCTTGGACAACTCCAGAGGCAGAGACTTGGTTAATCTTGACACCTTCAAAACCGAGCCACAATCCTGCAGCAAAGTCGCCAGGAGCAAACAAGATGTATTTACCAGCTGCGTTGATCCCGTTAGTGAAAGTCAGAGATCCAAAACGAGTGTTGGGAAGGGTACCAGTACCGTTCGTAAAGGCTACTCCACGGTAGACTTGGGAGGCATATGAGACAGCGCCAAGGAGGTTGGGGCTTCGTCCATATAGGCGTAATGACTCCTGTAATCGGTTATGCGAGCGTAAATTGTTGCGAACTATAAATTTTGTTGCATCGAAGAACGCTTTATCGCCACCACCGGCAGAACGCGACATTACACCCCAAGGAATTACACTTGGGAGCACTGAAATAAATGGTGCTACTTCGGTCTGTTTTACGGTCCCAGCGGAAGCAGGATTTAACTCAAATGCATCGCTTGAGTCTGATAACGTAAAACCTACTTCGTTAGTTAAAACAACGGCTTCCACGTATTTTTCGCCCACCTTCTGCTTCTCAGAGAAGGGGATAAACTTACCGAGTGGTTGGTCCTCTGGGAGGAGGTTGGTCAACTCACCATAAACTCTTTTGAAGGTCTGTAAGACATCGGCATTACTTGTCTGAGACATTTATATTACCCCTATAATTTGTTTTTTATTTAGATTTGAAAAGGAAGCGCACCGAGATAATCCCGCTGGTCAACGCATCAAGTCCGGTCATAACAAGGCGCACTGCAAGGTTACCGTTGGCACCCTTCGCGCACTGGTTTGTCAGAGAGGAGCTAGTCAGCGTAGCTACCGAAGGCAAGGACTTCTCGACCCGAGTGGTCAGGTCGTCTACGTAAGCTTCGACTCCGTAGAGCTCGTCGGCCTGTCCACCGAAGTTGCAGAGGCAAGCAAAGGCATCGGTCCCCATCGCGGTCGCGTCAAACTGTGCGAGCAAAAACTCGTTTGTGGTCCCAAGAAAATCATCGATCACAGCTTGGGAAGCTAGAGCGTCGAAGGTTGTCAGGGTAGGGGTCCCTTGGGGGAGTTGACTGACGGTTTTAGCCGCAGTGATTTGAAATAAAAATTGGACGACATGCGGGTTGTTGCGTCCAATTTTGTCCTGCCAAAAAAATAGTCCTGGACTTGTAGCCATGTTTTAACTATCTCCCAAATTTCTTTTCTAGTTTTTGAAAAAAGTCGTCTGTCGTGACGCGCTTGCCGCGCTGAGGTGCTGGTCTGTCCGTAGTAGATTGGCCTTGAGGACGGGCGAAGGGTGCTTGCGACCTGGCTTCATTCACGAACATTTTGCGGAGTGCCGCGATCTGTTCCTTGCTGAAAATCTTGAGGACTTCTTCGGGGGAGGCTACGTTGAGGTACTCCTGGACGTCCTCGGTCAAACTCGCTTTGGCTAAATCTAACGCTTTGGAGGATGGCAAAGGCGCTTGGTTTTTCTCCAAATTCGCATACATTGCTTCTGCCACACGTCTTATCAATCTTGGTGTTTTTTTACCTTTGTAAGATTCTAAAGCCTTACCTATCTCCTCGTCAACTTCGCTATAGGCCCTTTCCAAAATCTGAGCCTCAGCTTGCTTGCGCTGGGCTGATGTCATTTCGTCGAGTTGCTTTTGCAGCTTCTCCCTCTCGGCCTCGGCTTTTCTGCGACCGCGCTCGGATTCGGGGAGTTGCTCATATTCGATTTGCGTCAGGAGTTTTTTCTCGGCCCATTTAAGGACTTGCTCCTCAGGGACCCCTAGCTCGCCAGAGATCCACTCAAGGTCACCTTGGAGGGCGCGTTGTTTACGCGCCTCCTCGGTTTTCCTAATGGCAGCTGCCTCCTGCATGCGCTTGTTGGCGGCACGTGCATGGGAGTAGCCACGCTTTAGTTCGTCTAGGTCAACGTCGAGCTCCTCACCATCGACGGGCACCCGATATCTCTCGGGAGGCTTCGGTGCTGCGGGGGGAGGAGTGGGAATAGAACTAGCGTCAGGAATATCACTTCCCGACGACTGCATTGCATCGTCCATTATATAGCCTCGCCTATCTTGGTTAGAGTTACCAAACAGGATAAAGCGCTATTTTTAATTAGTAAAGTATTATTATTTCCACTTCCACGGGAGTGGTTGGGACGGGGGAAAAGACTGCGACGACAAAGGGTTTGCCGTTGGCCGTGAATCCCCACTGGATAGGCTGGGCGAGAGCAAAGGAAGTCTCAAGGACCCGCCTTGCCCTGATCTCGGTCGGGCGTTTTGTCAGGTTGAGGGCTACGCTCGCGTTCTGTGATAGCTTCAGGCTTCGGATCTCGCAGTCCATATTGTCGGAGTAGGTTAGACCATTCCGCAAGGCTCTTAATGTTATTTCAGCAAACTGCGCTTGGAAGTTTATAAAATCTTGGAGTGACTGGCCAGCCTCGGTCGCAAGGGCTTTAGTCGCATCAAAGATTCTTTGAATGGTTATTTTTGCCATTGGCGAAACTCCCAAACGAACGGACTCCCCCAAACTTGGCTGGGGGAGCGAGGGTCTCAATGTCTATGAAATCATCAGACTGTGGTTTTAACACGAAGTGCCGCTCGTCACCCACAAAATTTTGGAAGCGCTGGGGGTTGTCCCTATTCTGGACGCGGTTGGCATACATGAGTGCAGCAAGGGCGTCGCAGTGTCCGATCCCTTCAGGCTGGTCGAATCGTTCAAAATCTGTCCGATGTTTGTTGAATACCCCACCACGGATGGTGCGAATCAGGAAGGCGCAGCGGGGGTGAATCATAATTTGGTCCATCTCAAAGAGATTGGCCATGCTTTGGACTGACGCCAGCCAGTCGGACTTAGGCGGGGTCGTAAACTCCTCCTTGAGATCGAATAAATCGATTAGGGTTTGACCCTGCACGTCAGCATGCTTGGACTCAAAGTCCCAATCTGTCCACTTTTCCCGCATCCCCTTGACGATTTTACTAGTCGGGGTGTTGCGCTCATACATCAACTCGTCCCAAATCAGGAGTTTGTTGTTGACGTAGTCGTAGGTATGGACAAGAGCGACGGTTAAGTCTCGGACCCCTCCCCAGTCGGCAGTCAGCTGCAGGTAATTGGGGTTTGGCAGGGTGAAGGGTTTGACGTGTCTGACAGGGTCGAATCCTGGAATCACGACTTTGGACATGACTCGGATTATCTGCGCCAGGTATTCCCGCTTCCAGGCGTCCGTATGCATACCACCGCACCTGCGAGCGGCCTCCTCTATTTGCTCTGGCATGATCGAAGGGCTGTCGTAGACGGTATACTGGAACAAAGTCCCGAGCATGTCGCATTCTGGTAAAACCCTGACATGCAGGGGATGGTCTGGCTCCTCGCTGGGACTAGACACGAAAATCTCGATCCCGTTGGAGCGAAGGAGTTGGGGTCCCATCACGCTATCGACTCCGTAGTTGAAGTCGTCCCCATGCACGAATCCGCATTCTTCATAGATGATCAGGCTGGCGTTGCCTCCTCGATTACCGTCTACATATGCCCGCTCAAGCGCTCCTAGGCGCAGGGACGAGCCGTTGAATAGGTTGTAACGGTATTCGCTCTTGGACCGCTTAAGGAGTCCAGGAGGGGCGTCAGCCATGATGATAGCCAGGTTGTCGTTAACAAGGTCCTGGCATTGCTTAAACGTGGGAGCGATCACTCGCGCTATCTTTTTGGGGTTTTTAAGCAGGTATTCGAGAGCGTAGGCGCATGCCCAGTAGGTTTTTCCAATCTGCCGACTAGACAGGATGCAAATCTTACGGGCTTGGGTTGACCGGACGGTCGCTGTGATTTTCTTTTGCAGCGCATCGAGTTTGTACTGTAACTCCCCACGGCACCATAGTGCGTTGACTACCGTCCCGTAGGTGATGTTTTCAAGGTCGATCATTACGTGACACTTTTGAGGGTGTTTTTTATATATTCATCAAATTCAGGACCAGACAGCGTTAGCCTCATTTTTTCATAAGTTTTTTTGTTAACTAAGAAAAATGGTCCGACTTCTATATAATTGTCGTCAGGTATAAAATCAGCATGCTCATTTGTAAAAAAATCCACGCCAAAATTGTCGTAGGGAGCCTTAAATGGTTCGTCTTGGATCATTTCTTACTATCCCGCAGTATTTCACCCTCGATCAGGGTATAGCTTGAGACCAAAATCTGGACCGCGATCGCAATAGCTCCTGGGTCTATAAGCTTTTCTAGCTCAGTACGGTTGTTAATCTCATGGGCTAGCTCGCCGAATTTCGATGCTAGTTCAGCTAAAAACTTGTATTTTTGCTCTCGCTTTAAGATGCCTATGACGACATCTTGGTTTGCTGAGTAGACTTCTAAACTTTCATCAACGGTCATTTGCTTATCCCATTCACGTTCCATTCACGTTTTGTGAGTATGACTCATTTTGTGAATATTTTAATCTTTATTTCCTACCACTTAATACCTTCAATACATGATAAAACCCCATCATAGCCAGTACAATACACAGCCATGACAGGATTACAAGGGCCATAGACTCTAGCTCGATGTCGGTCATGTCAATTTCCTCGACGTATAATTTACAGAAATTGAGCATTCAACTTGAAAAACGTTCTCACACTCACCGCAGCTAACTGCGGTTGAATCACCATCTCTAAGATTGTATTCCCAAGCGTCTACGTCCGCCTGAAAGCAAAATGGGCATATTGGGGCAGAGTCGGTTATTTCACCGTAAGCCTCTAGGTTTTTTTTGTGCTTGTCTAACATTTCGGTCTGGGTTTTGGCTTAGGCTTTTTTGGCATTTAGCGCTCCTCTCTGTGATTAAAAGTCTTTTGATTTTTCATATAACAATCTCTCAGCCTCTTCGCGAGTAAATACCACCTTACCGTTTTCATCCACGATCGTCCCATCAAATTTGCTAAACAGCTTCGGGACCGCCTTCCCCTTCACGGCCTCCTTGACCTTGGGGAATAGCTTCGCTTGTTGCTGATAAATCTTGGACTGTTCTGCACCATAAGACATCCGTCCTTTGTACATCTCTTTTTGTAATTTACGACCTGGGGTAGACACTTCATGACCTTCAAAATAATCCGTGATTTTATCATCAATCTTATTGGTCCTATCGTTCGGACCTAATAACGGTCTCTCAGATTGACGTGTTTTATCGTAAGGTTTTGCGAATTTCTTGAACGCTAATTCATCAACATACCTACTCGTAACGCCTAAATCCGCTCCTGGCTTCACTCTGTCTGCCTTTGGTAGGTCCATGCGCATCTGACCGCCTTCTGCACTGCCTTGCGCTTGCTCCCAGCGATTGTCAAAATAATTTCTCAGATTTTGCAAATACTCTGGGCTGTCTGGAAGGTATGGGTCATTTGCAACAATTTCCTTCCATAGTTTTTCTTTAGGGTCAGCATCCCGCTCTACATAGTTCCGCTTTTGAATCTCTTCAAACTGCGGACTGGGCCTATCATACGGAGTAAAATCACTCTGCCCTACATCCCCAAACGCCTTCCCACGCTCGTCCATGCGGGAGGGTGCTACGTCCAGCTGGGAGCGGATTGCGGAGAATTTGTCAGGCTGGCGGGGGAGCGAAGCCTCGGGGTCGCCTTTGGGGGTTTTCCGCTTGTCCTGAATCTGCTTTATTCTAGTTAAAGATCTCTTTATCCCTTCTTGGTCGCCAGCATCTCGGTAATCCCGATACAACTGCTTTTCGTTTTCTAATTCATCTAAAAGGCTAGCCTGAGGGTCGCCTTTGGGACCTTTGGGAGGCTCGACTTTCGTTTTCATCGCTTGCGCGAAGGGAGTCTCGTCGATAGGGATCGCTCCAGACAAGCCCATTATGTCCAGGTATTCGTCATTCAACACTTGCAAGGTTTGATCACCGTCAGTGATCTCTATAACGTCCCCTTTTTTACCGGATAAATCACTGATCCCAAATTCTTGATCAGCCTCGGAATCTACTGCAGACCAATTGTCACCGTCGATCCCGTATTTTTCTTTGATGCCTTTTTTAATGGTCTTTTCTGCAGACGTGTCATCGATTTTCCTAAAAGTTTCCTTCTCGTCGATTGCGCGGACTTCTCCCCTAGGTCCTGGAGCCTCGTTAGCCTTAAATTTATCAACCTCATCACCATACCGAGCCGCTTCATCTAAATGCTTTTTAAATTCTTTTTCCTTACCAGGAATTGGTCTGTAGCCTTCACTGGCAGGGTGCAACGGACCCCATAATTTTTTACCATTTTCGTCGATTGGAAATGATTGCGGGTCTAATAGTTTTCTTGCAGCTTCCGTATGTTCTCTTTGTTTGCTTACTAAATCCCCTAGGGATGCTGGCACTTCTTTACCCGCTTGCTTCGCGATAATCCCAGCTGCATGTTCAGGGTCCTCTACATGCATCGCCTTGCTGATTTTCCTAAACTTCCCCTTTTTCATCAGCTTGGCGATCGCTGGTAGTGGGATCAAAGTCCCCGCCACGTCAAACTCAGTCTGGGGGACAATCATGCTATGCGCTGCGCTAGGCACTGCAGCTAGGCCCGCTCCCAAGCCCTCAAACCCAGCCTTGGCTAGTGGGTCTACGACTCGCCTTTGCAGCATGTCGTCGAATTCCTCCTGGGCAAACTGGCCTGGGGGGAATGGCACGTTGTAGGGTTGGAGCTCGTCAGGTAAGGGCTGGGCGCTAGTCTGATCCTTATAGTGCTCCGCTATCATCCTACGCTTTTCCTCGGTGTCCCTGTCAGGATTGTAGGGCGTCACTCCAAACGTCGAGCGGATACGAGGAAAGTCCATGTTGAACACCTATTTTAAATAGAGTATAGGATCGGATGTTGCCCTAACAGTCTAACCCATTTTAACTAGCCTTGAAATAGGACACTGTCGGGGTGACTAACACCCGAAAATATTATTCACCAAGGTTTTTACTTGTTTGGGAATCGGGTGGTTTTTCTTCATATCTGTGGCTTACGTCGCAATCGACAAGATCATGCTCAAATCGTCTTAGAATTAAATCTAATTCTTCGTGCAACTTTTTTGGGACTAGATCTCGGAGATCGTAAAGAGTGGGAAGTGCGTCATCCATTATATACTTGGCGTCTAATAACATACCGTGATCGAGATATTTACTTTTCATAGCTCCACCTTTACAGTTTTTTTTACTTCTGATTCCTCACACACTCCCAAAACGTGTCCCAATATTCCTGGTCGATAACGTAATAAAGCACAGCACCGCCTGCAAAAGTCACCCTCACGGTAAATCCTTGGGGGGATTCTAACGTGACAATATGATCACTGTTAACATAAGTATTATCGTCTACTTTTATAAACATTACATCTCCACCTTTACAGCCTTCGCATCAATCGTGTCAGGCAAATCCTCAATCAACGCTATCAATTTCTCAGTCGGAATTTTCTGCAGCATTTCGTCCTCCTCTATTTTCTCATGAGCAATTTTCACCTTGCCCACCATGCGGTCCAAGATGAAATTTAGCTTGATTGGACAGCCTTCGCTAGCCGCTTTTACTAAGATAGCCGCAAGCGCAAGGTCGCCCATGGGTGTAGACGTGTCTTGGACCATCATTTGCAGCTGTGGCCTGGACATACGCCAGAATTTACTCAGGCGCTTTTTGATGGTCATGGTGTTTTGACCACCCACCCCAAACCCCGCGACGACCTTTTCCTGCTTCGTTATGGGCTGGCCGAGCTCCTTAGCTGCGGCCCGATCCTTGAATGCATCGCCTTGGCTCACCCCACTAAAGAGTTTTTGCACCTCCTCAGCGCTGGGGGGGTCGTTAAAGATAGGTGCCGGATCGAATAGAGGCTCCCCCTTTTTCTCTTTTTTGGGGGGTCGGCCTCGGCTTTTGTATTTCGTCATAAATGCATTGCGCCACGCATATAGCGTGGTTGGCAATCCCCTAAAATTGTTTTTAATATTCTTCTTGAGTGAGTGCTATAGAAGCATTTGCCGTCATAACAGTTTCCCGAAGCTTTCTTAATGCGGCTGTTCTGTCTGCACAATCTGGGCACGTCCTCAAGATAACTTCCGCCAATTCACGCGCTACTTTGCGAACCTCGGCATAGTAAGGAATTTTCCATACTTGGTCGTGATAAGAAAAAATCTCGTTTAAGTTTTCAGCTGTGATTTTATTACTCGGGTGCATTTGGCAATCTCCCCAAAATTGTTTTTATAGAATCTTAATTGTCGCTACGAGCGACTTCTAGCCACACAGAGCCATTCCAGACCAGCGATAGGGTGTCATTCAGCTGAGGGGTCCACGCGGCGCTTAAAGCGACATTTCCGGCATCCAGGAGCTGGCATGTCGTCGCGCCAGCTGAGACCACCGTCAGGAGGAGTTGCTGGCCCATCCTGTAGCCGTTCGGAAAAGTGAAAGTCCGGTTGGTCGCGGTCGTATTGTCCGAAGTGATTCTAATCAAAGCAGTTTCAGGCTGTAGGATCAACACCTGGTCGTCAGCTGTGAGGACAACATCCTGATTTATCATCCCTAATGGCTCACCTACGACTAAATACCCGTCACGAAAATTACTCACGATCTAACCTCACGTCTGTAAGTTATTGATAATACTACTTCTTGCCTTGTGTTCGATAAAAGTCAAGAACTTTAAGAGAGTCTTCGATAATATCGATCTTAGCAGAAAGTGCTTGATTTATCTCCGAAGCAGACTTCAGGTTTTCGATCGCCTGAGCGACCACCTTGTCGCACCGTTTTGTTAACCAGCTGTATTGCTTGACCGCGTAGTTGAGGACCCCCAGTAGCGTCATGCTCACCCCGAAGCTAAGTCCTGCCATAATAATCGCGATGTTATCCACTAAAAACTGCTCCTTTTTGTCAGGTTGTACAGATGCTTGGCCTGGTCGGCACCAGACAAATGGGCGAGTTGCGGGACGTGTATCTGGTCCCACTGATCCAAACGTACCCGCTTCACAGTCCTAAACTTCGCCAGTGGTCCTGGCCCCTTGCGCTGTATTTGCACCATCCCGTTACCCTTCGCAGCGCGGTATTCGAATCCCCAGAGGACCACTTCGGGGTCGAGGACTATCTCGTTTTTCTCCATGTCTCGATCTCCATAATTCTCCTGACTTTATATCAGGTTATGGGTAGTTGGAGCTAGGAGTTTTAAGGTTGTAACATTGTGTAACATTATTTAAAGAAAATTTGTTTAGGTAATGTTACATGTTTTTTCTCTATATATTCTTATAGTTATACTTCTTTTGTAACATTGTAACATTGTAACAAAGAAATAAGAGAGTAAAATGTAGATGAAGAAGAACTACAGAGCTCCCGGACCCCACCGTTTTGGTGATACAATTGTTACAGACATGATTTTACAGAGAAAAGTAATGTTACACTAATGTTACACCTAATGTTACATAATGTTTCAATGTTACATTGGGTGCTTATTTTAGTGTTTTATCTAGCTATATTATAGCTTTACCTTTTTTTGAAGTTCATCACGGTAGGCGCTTTGATGGCAAACCGTTCGTCCTGCCTACGGGTCAAAATAGCATAACAAATTTCAAACGAGTGTCGCGGGTTTAAAATATACCCCCGGGTGACATCTTGGCCTATACGGATAGTCTGATCGATCAACCGCATACCAGCCTTCTCACAAACTCTCTTAACCTCCTTCCCAGCACGTCCTCGGGCTGTCGCATAGCCAGTCTTGAAAAACTCCGCATGCCATTCATTCATAACTGCGGATGCTATGAATATTTGATGTTCTAATGGGCAAAGACGATGATCACTCAGCGATTTGTAGGACCTTGTTTTTGATGTGACCCAGTCAAGAAATTCTCGGTAAACTTCTGAATCATCCTTCAGTGCTGCAACATCAGCTTTAAGCATGGACCCGAAGTCCTCCTGCGTCAGCCTGTGGAGGACGGTCCGCTCCCACATGGGGAAGCGCGTAGCACATGGTCTGGCATACCCTGTCTCTGGCAGGTTAAGGATGTAGGCGATGTCCTGCAAAATCTCGATCCTGTGCTCAACTAAGAATGCCTTTACGTTTTCCTCGACCCAAGTCTCCCCGGCCTTGGGAGGAGCCAATCTGATCACTACAGACCTAGTCGCAAGGTCCTCGCTGAGATAGGGATCGTTCGACGTGATCACAAAGGTGACATGGTTTTCTATGGACCTGTTACCTTCCTGGAAGGAGTGTCCAAAAAGATAATCATTTGTGATCATTCGCTCAAGGATGGCAGTTTTATTCTGTCCCTTTACGTTGTCGAACCTAATGATCCGCTCCTTGGCGATCCGCATCAGGTCGATGATCATCCTCTCGGGCGTGACTTCGATATGCATCTCCCCATGGGACTCATGAAGGCTCATGATCATCTTTGCGAAGGTAGACTTACCAATCTGCACTGTCGTGTCAGCACCGTCCTCCCCAGCGATCACAAAAACCGGACGTTTACCTTGGAGGAGCGAGCTAGACGGGGTCACAGCAAAAGCCTTCATTAGAAGGCGATCCTTTGGAGTCAGGGGATTGAAAAAGTCTAGGAAGCGGTCAAGGACCCCAGTCTCTTTGGGGATGATCTCGGGGCCAGTAATCAGGTGATCATCTTGAATAGGCCAAGCAGGATATTTACTAAAAGCGTTATAGTTTTTAATAGATCTCTTGAAAAGTCTGGTAAAAGGCTTCCACTTAACCTTGATTTCTAATTCCTTCATTTTGAAATCAAGTAGGATTTCCTTTTCATATAACATTGACTCTAGGTCTATTTCGTCTTTTGCTAATTCAAAGTCTAGGTTGTTAGTCTTTGGATTGCGCGTTAACTGGGTCATGATCCCATTAAAATGAATAAGGTTGGGGAGTAATTCCCTCAACTCCTCAATCATGTCGCCAGCGCTCTTGGGTCCGTAGACGGGATAACCCTTCTGAGTCTGCCCGATGATAAGATAATTCGTAAAAACTTTTTGGCCTTCTGTTGAATCCATCTTGTTTTTCTCTTGCTTTTCTCGCCCGGACGTGAGAATTTCGGGCGGTAAATTTAAGTCGGTCAAGGGTAGACTCCTTTACTGATCAGCCAGGGAAGCGGCAAACTTCACTGGCTTTGTTTTTTTCTAAACGCGGACTTAACACAGTCCAAAAATTCTTTATCATTAAAATCAGTCCGGCAAAAGGGCGAATCAGTCAGCTTTTTCAATACCTGGTCTTTAGTGAGTCCCTGTCTTACCAAATATTGGGCACTGACGTAAAGCGAATCGTTCCTCCCCTTACCGAAAACTTTACCATCGCTTAAAAAATCAACTATATGCCTGGGGAGGGGTGCGCCAGGTCGCTGGGCGTAAGCGGCCATGCGGGATTTACAAATCTCAACCTGGCGATCATGCTTTGTTGCCGCGATCACTGGCAGGGCTTCCCCGTCAGGCTCAATATGGACGAGAGCCTTGCATGGGTAGAATTGCCTCCCCAGGTCCACTCCGGCCTGGTCAGCATCGGGGAGCACGTCGTGGACGTAGTGCCGCATGGTCACCTGATAGTCGAGGGGGTCGTCGATCCTTCGCTCAAAGGGGATCAACACCCTAAACCTGTCCCTTGGAGGCTCGGTGTTTTTCGGTAGCTGATGGGACTTGGTGGTAGCGATCATATACTTTAGACCAGCGAGATCGCGCATCGCTCGTTTGATCGTGTACTCCTCCTCCCCGTTTTCCATCTTATTATCAAAGTCCAAACCGCAAATATCGCTAAAAACGAAGTTATCGCCTAGTCTGTAATTCCGCGCAAAGATAATGGGACTCCAAGTGTATTGACTGATCACGTCCCATAAGTCTCTCGCATGCCGATTTTGGAAGGGGACGAATCCCCAAGGCATGTTAGTGCATCCCTTTGTTGCTTTGTTGTAAGAGATCATTTAAAACCATTTTAACACTTATATAAAGGTTATTTATGACCAGAATTGCTGGAATTGATCCCGGTCGAGACGGAGCTATAGTTGTATTACAAGACGGGCTTATATACAAATACACTTTACTTAGGGCTTGTATACCAAAGCTATATCTGCTAGACCACGGGGTCCGGACGGTCTATGTAGAAAAGGCTCAACCAATGGGACGCGAATCATCAAAAGCAATGTTCAACTACGGCATGGCCTACGGCTACATGCTAGGGACATTGTCAGGATCAGGGTTGGACATCAACTTCGTCCCTCCCGCTGTCTGGACGGGTGCGTTGCATAAAAAAGCGCCCATGACTTTTTCCAACGCGAAGGAAGCGAGTCTTTATGTTGCTCGCCAGTTATGGCCGGATCAGAATTTTTTAGCTACTGAGCGTAGTCGAGTGCCGCACGACGGGGTTGTTGATGCTGCGCTGATCGCGTATTACGGTGGGTATTACAAAAAGGAGGAAAAAAAATGATAGAGCCGACGTGGATCACGCCTGAAGCCGCAGAGCACCATAAGCATGTAATCCTTTTTCGCCAACTCAAAGATGAACTGGGATTCAACAAAGCTTTCGAGACCTGTGTAAACCTGACATTGTATGCCTTACAAGTAGTCCATGTAGACATGCGTGCCGAATTGCTTCGAGATATAATCGATCAATTTCAAGAGTTAGTATCTCATGTAGAAAAGGGGGAGCGCTTAAATGACCACAATGTCCAGTGAAGATTTAGAGGACCTGAAAATCCTGCCCACGGGGACGTGTTTTGACGACGCGCTTTTTGTCTGGGCGATTTTCACAAAAAACACCCGCGCTATCCCGTCCTACTTAGTCCACGGTATATGCCTCCATGCTGACGGGACGCCCTACGCTCACGCCTGGGTTGAACGGGTTGACCTGTGTATTTTCTCAGGGATCATGCACGGGGAGAAAATGGCCTTTGAAGTCCCCCAGCCTGACTTCTATGAGTATTTCCGCGTGACCGACGACGTGAAAAAGTATAGCACCGAGGACTTTTTGCAATTCGAGGACTTGCATGAGCGAAAAGCGGGACCTTGGGAGAAGCGCTATATTGCGCTGACTACGGACGGGAAAAATGCTTAACATCGAAAACCCACCTTTGGTAGTTCTATTGGAGCTAGCTAAGATAAAAGACGAGAGGGTGCGCAATAAAGCTATCACCGGCTGGTATGATTTTTATATCAAGGAATTAACTTGGTTCTTCGAGTCCAGCACTGACGCAGCTATCAATCCCTTGTCATTTGCGGATAGGTCTTATACCGCGCTCAAAACAGAGCTAAGTAATAAGCTATGCACTCACCCAAATGTTGTTATCACTACCAAATTTATCCCAGAATTGGGTCGAGTCCGCATTACTGCGGCAGTAGGTCTTTTGAGACTTAACAAGCCTCGCATCGATGAAAATAATAGAAATGAGATAGAGGGATTGCGATTACCGCGTAATTTATTAGAGTGAATTGGAGGAAAAAAAAATGACATTTGACCAGTGGCAATATGTCCTAGCAGGATTCGCCTACACAGTGCTTTGTTTTTCCTTGGGCTTTGTCGTGGGTGTCAAATCATTAAGCA